AATTTGTATTTTTATTTTAATTATGTACTATTTTTATAATGTTATATAGAACTATTACGCTACTATTGCTTTACAGTCTAAAAATACCAACATAGAGGTATCATGAAATGCTAAGAGAATATATAGAAGAGTTTATGAAAGGTTTACCATAGACTTAAAAAAGAGTACATAATTGAATTATTTTTAGATTTTCAGAAAGTTTTTGTAATTTGTATTTTTATTTTAATTATGTACTATTTTTATAATGTTATATAGAACTATTACGCTACTATTGCTTTACAGTCTAAAAATACCAACATAGAGGTATCATGAAATGCTAAGAGAATATATAGATATATCCCTTGAAAGTAATATAACTTAGGGCGATGACTGTGAAAACTTCATATTTCATAATAGTAAAGTTTATGAAAAGAAAAAAAATAGTTTTTGCAAAAATATTACATAGAACTATTAGTCCTTGCTTCTCTGATATGTGTTTTGGTGCCATTTCTGAGCTGCATAGCAAAATCAGTAGAACATAAGTGTTTAGAACAGAAATATGAGTCATATATATAGAGTTCGCTAGCAGGTTTGCTATACAAGATGTAATGTTTTCCTTGGACCATTGCAATGATAAACAATAGAAATGTAATAAATCTCATTTAGTATATAAAATAATATAACTATAGTTTATATATATTTATGTCCGAAATACATATAACTCATTTAGTCCTATCAGGTGGAGGGATGCATGGTGTCATATTTGTGGGTGCATTTAGATATCTTTATTTGGAAAATATGCTGAAAGACATAACGCATATTGCGGCAACTTCCATCGGTTCATTTATTGGTCTGTTCGTTGCACTCAAGCTCAGTATGGAAGAAATAGAATCCATTATGTATAATATATTTGATAAAGAAGAATTCAATTTCATACCACGTAAGGATTACTTCAAATTATTCTCACATCTAGGATTATCAAGTACTAAAAGTATTACAAGCGAACTGCAAAAGGTAATGAAAACTAAGTATGGGATTGAAGATATAACTTTCAGAGAACTAGCCAAGCGTTTTGGTATCAATATGTATATATCAGCTACAGATATTATTCACAGTATGAATACAATATTTTCGATAGATGATACACCAGACCTATCTGTCATAACAGCATCGGAGGCATCTATGTCAGTGCCTTTTTTATATATGCCAGTACTAATAGACAATATCTATTATTATGATGGCGGCCTATGCAACAATTTTCCTATCAAAGTTTTCTCAAATGTACCCAAAGAAAATATTTTGGGAATGGTCGTACATAAAGAAAAGGATACTGCAAAGTCCACCTTGAAAGAAAAAGTGACAATTTTTTATCTGGCAAAACAAATATTCAATATGTTGAATGCTATAAGGGCAAAAGAAGTCACACATAGGCAAATTACACATCAAGAAGACATCTTCATAGTCCAAAATATACCTTTCGAAAACTTCATCAATCTAAAAGTAAGCATCCAAGGAATTAAATTTGAAATAACCAGAGATGACATCAATGCAATGATTTATGCAGGTTTTGATGAAATGCATAAGTATATGCATACCAGACTAAAAAAATTAGAAGAACAAAATAAGAAACTATTAGCAGATATATAAGCAAATAATACAGTGTATACAAGCATGCATTTCAAGTTTGTAAAACGCCTACAAGCTGCTGAAAACTCTATATTTTACTCTATCGTACAAAGAGATGATAAGCTTTTGGCTATAGGTAGATTATTCTATAACCAAAGGCTGATAAAAATGATGACATTGGACGAATATTTCAATGTCTTAGATGATAATATACCTATTCTTATCAAAGGTGAAGACCCTAGGTGTTTTTACCATAATAGTCAGCTCTATATTCAAGATAACTATTGGAATGATATGCATATCATAAATGTAGATGATGATTACAAAAGTACTGCAGTAAACATTTTTGGCAAAAACATTTCCTTTATTAGCAGAGGCAAAAGACTATATTTTATTCATTATATGGCACCATTCACACTTTATGAGTTTGAGGCAGAAACTGGCGAGATATTCCCTGTAAATGTTTACACCAATTGTGAAAACTTCGAGTATCGCGGTGGAACGCCGGGTTATCATTTACAGGATGATGTATACTATGGCTTCGGACACAGGACGTATATTTCAGATAACAACACTCTATTACACGATGTCTTTTACTGGGAAGTAGATTTTTCCTATGATAAGCCATATATAACCATTTATGATATCATTCAGCCAGATGCATTTCTCAATATCTGCGACCCCACAAGTGTTATAGAAATAAATCATAGAAGATATTTAGTTACGGCCGAAAGTAATTTTCCATGGTTTCAACCACAAGACTATGTAACAAATATTTACGAGATTACACACGCCCCATCAAACTATCATCAATCACAAAAGCAGATTGATTAATGATTTTTTGACCTGCAGGTAAAGTTTCTACAAAGATATTATTTATAGGCATAGCTAACAGTTTATTTATTATAGTTTTATACATGATATCCTTGTGCGATGGTTCATTCACAATACCCCTCGCTATCTCTGTCTGTAAAGAATGAATATATTGTGATACAAGTGGTGCAGGTAATTTAGCATGCTTATTCCACCCCTTATTTGTTTTATTCTTGAATGCTGTTAGTATTCTGATATAATCAGTCGCAATCAAGTCTTTCAAATTTGCCGTCCTGGCATTGTATTTGGTAGCAAAGCCAAAGTCATATATCATTAAAGTATAACCAGAATTCTTCAAATAATAATCTTTTTTATTAATTCTATAATGGTAATACCCTGATATATCTTCAGTCATATGGTATAAGAAATTACCCCAATGACAGTCTTTGTGGATGTATCCAAGATGATGAAATGTCTCAATAGATAACATGGCCTGTGCTGCCAAATTTAGAATTAATTCGTTATTCTTCAAAAGATCTTTATTTTCACTCATGCTTTTTAAATCGCCGTGGGCCAATTCATTCAGTGTTATATAATATCTGGTATTCATGATAATTTTCGGCACCTGAAAAGCCATATTTTCACATTCAAATGCCTTGTATGTCAAAAGAAAATGCCTGGATAACATGGGCTTTATAATTTCCTTCGAAATATTCATATTCAAAGTAATCTCAAAGCGATTCTCTGTGTTAATTGGCATAAGCTTGGTTGCGATGGGTGCCTTTCCTAACATATTCTTGACAGAAGTTCTATAAATAACACCATATTCGCTCTTAGTACCTATTTGTTTTTCCAAATCAATGATATTATTGACAGTATATCCATGTGTAATTTTTTTGTTTTTATCTTTGTATTCTTTGCTTTGCAAACAGGCTTTTTGATCCAAGTCTTTCAAGAAACTTCGCACATATCTATAATAATTGACACGTTTTTCTAGTGTAAAATATTTTTTGATGAGGTTCTTCTTCAGAAACTTCTGAATCCTGGTAGCCTTGATTTTTTGCAACATCTCTTTCACCTTTCTGCTTGTACTGGAGGCAGATTTATGAAGTGATTTTTTGATCTCTGCATCTTGTTGTTCTTGCAAAATATCTTTCATCTTTCCATCATACACATCTTTGATGAAAGGATGTCTTTTGATCTTTTTTAAATGTATATTTCGTAAGGTATCTTTCGCGACATCTTTTCTCAATGGATTCGAAGTTGATCTAGGCTGAAAGGCTGTCTTCCCCTTCTTAATAAACTTTCCATTCTTCTTTTCCTCATGTTGTTTTTTGAATACCTTACTGTATTGAGATGATTTTGAGGACGAAGACATATGCTTCACAGATGAAAAGTTGGATAATCGCTTCATGGAAGAAATACTAGGGCGCGGCGTAATAATAGGACTTCTACGAGAAGTTGACGAAGACCTCTTTATGATGGCTAAGTTTTGTGTTCCTTTCTTTCGCCTATATATACGCCTGCCTTTTTCTGCCTTGATTTTGATACATCTGCCAGTTTTTGGATTTTTAATTTTGCCCGGAGGACACTTCTTTTCAGGTTTAATATAATGAATTTTTTCTTCATATCTATTGCAGGCTTCGTCCCTTGCCTTCTTTTTATCAGCAAAATATTCCTTCTTGCATTTTTCATTATGAATATTGTTTCTTTTGCACCAAGCCAATGCCTCAAAATATGGATTGGGTTTTACACACTTCCTCTTCGTCTCAGAATAGCTACATGTAGGAGCTTTACAATTGCGCGAGCTATGCATTCGGTTCTAATATATATGAATATTCTTTTACACAGCAAGGCAATAAATAATATGCATTATAAGTAGATTTATGAATACAACTCCTTATGTGTTTATATTAGACCTTGATGGAACCATTATAGGAGATTGCAGTTATCAATGTGATGTCTATAATATCCAAGAAATTATCAAGAATAAATTGATAACAAGTAAACAAACTGTGTCAAACATAAGCAAGCTGCAATTGGGTGCAATAGCAGCAATAGGAAAACATAAGACATTATGTGATAAATCGTTGCACGAATGCTATTCATCATGTTCTAAGCTTATCAGGCCTTTTTTTGGGTCTTTCATAAGCAAAATGCGACAGACATATCCTAATAGCCATTTTTTTGTGTATACAGCATCTGATAAATCTTGGGCCATCAAAGAAATTGCCATCATAGAAAAACAGAATAATCTGAAATTCAATAGGCCGCTATTCACAAGGGAGCATTGTATCATGGATAATTCGGGCAATTTACATAAATCCGTTGCCAAGGTCTTGCCTGCAATATTGAAATCCATCAAAGCTCCAAAGGATTATAACATCAGAGATAAGTTGCTTATCATAGATAACAACCCGACTTTCATAGACTATAAGGAGAACCTTCTGATATGCCCTACATATAACTACATTCAGTTCCAAAATCTATGGGATAATATACCACATGATTATCAAAAGATTGAAGAACTGAAGAAATTTGTCACCAAACTTATAACATCCAAGAAGATTTATGCCAGACATACGAACGCCAATTCGTTAATGCTTGAGAAGATACATAGATGGCTATATAGAAAGTATAAAAGAATTAACAAGTATAATTCGTCATTTGAGAATGATACATTCTGGAAGGATCTGGCAAATCTTATTAGCAGCAATCATGTCAAAATTTATAATAAGAAAATTGTTAGTCTATTGCAAAAGAGTGTTGTTGCAAATCGAAAATAAAGCCTTGCTTCATACAGTATAAGAAATAAATAAGATAAACATCATATATGATATATATCAGTTTTGACATAGGGGTCAAGAATTTGGCAATCTGTATTTTAGAATATACGGATGTTATGAAAATAATAGACTGGCGTATCATCAGTCTTGCAGAAACCAAAAAGGAATTGAAAGGAATTGATGACATTTCTGAACGGATTTTTGCGGAAATGGATAATGTCATTGGGGGTTTAAAAGAATTGTCTATAGATTTTATTGATTATGTCTTGATAGAAAATCAGCCTTCTAATCTGAATGGCATCATGAAGACTATTCAGCATATCATCTACTGCTATTTTAGTCTAGTAAAATATTGGGACAAAACAGTAGGTAATGTTGTTCTTGTCAATGCCTCATTAAAGTGCAAAAATCACGAATATAAGCCTGATATCCCTACTTTATCTTCAGAAGCACAGAAAAATTCCAAGGGTTTCAAGCGTGAAAAATACAAGCAAAATAAAGCAATGAGTATAGCCATTTGCAGGCATTATATTCAAAATGATGAAAAATTAGTAGAAATATTTGACACAAATAAAAAAAAAGACGATTTATGCGATGCATGCCTACAGGCTGTTTCATATATCAGAAGCAAGGCCAAAGATTTGTCTTCTTTGAATACAATTACGAACTCTAAATAATTTTTGTTATGCGTTTTATCCAATTGATAAAAAATGCAAAGTATATATAAGCGTTTAAGTGTCAAAGATAATAGATAACCAATGACGACTTTGAGTTTAAACAATAGAAATGATGATTTGATAGAATTAAATAGAGATAGTTTCAGCAAAAGCCCATTGAATTTCAATATACCCAATAAACAAAATAGGGTCAGTGCTAGCAGTTTCCATAATGATGACCTGTTATTCAACAAAAACAAAGTAAGTTCTGATGTTGTTTCCATGTCGTCGCGGTCATCATCACGTGCAAGCTCTGTAGACGGGGACAGATATGATAAAAAAAAATTTATGAAGAAGATGCACGCCCATAAAGCTTATAAGCATGATTCTGATGAAACTGAAAGCGGTACATCTGATGCATCTAGTGTTGTCTCAAATAGCAAAAAAATAAAATACAATGATAATGCTAGTGTATCAGGCAGTGATAGTAGCAGTGAAAGTGCTGGAGACAGGAGTAGCGGTAGCAGCGGTAGCAGCCGTAGTAGCACTGAAGACAGTTCATATGAATCTGAAGGGACCGAAGACAGTCAGCTCATGAAAGGAAGAATGGATCCCAAGCAGAGAATGATGAATGAAATGAATGAGAAGCGGGAGATCATGTATCAGTTGGATAGGCTGGAATCGAAAGGATACAAAATCCCATTTAAGTTCAATCTAAACTCTGATATTGAAGAGATGCGAACTGAATATCATCGCATAGTGAGAGAAAAAGAAATGGATGCTAGTGTGCGATTTCAGCAGAAGATGCTGATGGCATTTGTTTCAGGTACTGAGTATCTGAATACCAGGTATGACCCATTTGCTATCAAATTAGATGGTTGGTCCGAACAGGTGAGCGAAAATATCAATGATTATGATGATATTTTTGAAGAGCTGCATTACAAGTACAAGTCGTCTGGAAAGAAGATGGCGCCTGAGCTGAGATTATTTATTTCCTTGTCTGGCAGTGCTTTCATGTTCCATCTGACAAGCAGAATGTTTAAGGAACAGCCTCTACCCAATGTTGAGAATGTATTGAAGTCTGACCCAGAATTGATGAAGCATTTCCAGAATGCTGCAGCAAAACAGTATATCATGGGTAATAATGGTATGCCACAGCAAAGCTATCAGCAAAGCTATCAGCCTAAGCAAGATAGTGGCATGGGACTTTTCAATATGGTAAGCAACCTCTTTGGTACTTTGAGTGGACCTTCTATGCCTTCTGTAGAGATGCCTAGACAGAAGCCGGTAGATGATGTGGATAACATTATTAAGAACGTGCATAGCAAGATTTCCATTGACAATATGGATAACAATATTGAGACACTTTCAGTAAGTGACGAAGAAATAACTAGTATTATAGAGGATACCGCGGACATCAAAATCCTCAGAGGTTCTAAGGGTAAAGGCAATGCTAGAACTTTGAATTTGTAATCAGGTCTAAAAAGAGTACATAATCAAGTTCAAAATATAAATTACAAAATCTTTTTGAAAATCTAAAAATAATTTAATTATGTACTCTTTTTATATCCCCTCTTCTTTTTTTGTTTCTTTGGGCCTACAAAAAGATTTCTGAATAAATCCATGATATGATTAGTTTTTACTTTCTTATTCTTCTTTGCTTTAGGTTTAGCAACCTTCTTCTTGTATCCACCTTGTGATAGTACTATTTGTGATGGTGGAAATTTATATGCCTCCCGTATTTTATTCATCAACTCCAATGCATCCTTGTCAGATAACCATGAAACACCTTGTTTGAAAAAATCAAAATCATCTTGTAATGCAGCTGTTCTCATCTTAGTGCCAGACATTCCTTTTACATCTATCAAACCTTCATCTCTTTCTAATGTTTTAAATTCAACATTGGTGTATATGCTAGCATTTAATTTAGCTTTTTCTTGCTCTATAGTACTTAAGTTTGTACTATTATTAATTATCCTGGTAGCCATGTCTTTAAAACTTTTTTCAAATGTGCTTCTATCACTGCCTATAACCATTATTATTTTATCGTATATTCTCCCTAAAGAAGGTACTATTTTCATTATTTCAGAATTACATAGTATATTTTTTTCTGGAAATGTAGGACATAATAATTTTATGTACTGTATTTTTGTATCACAATCTAATGGATTATGTAACTTAATTGATTTAGGTGTTATTTCAGTTTTATCAGATACTAATTGTTGTATATTATTATCCTTTAAATTATTAATTACATCTTTAGATATGTATCCGTTATCATTATAGACTGTAATTCTTTGTCTTTTAGATTTTGGTGATGTTGATGATTTTTCAGGATTTGGTGATGATGATAATGCATTTTTTATTTTCTTTTCAATTACATCTTCAAGCTTTTTTTGAAGATCAATATCCTTATCTTTCTCTTTATCTTTAACTTTAAATTGATCTTTATTATTTGTTGTTGATACATAAATGTATGGTTCAGCATGTATTCCTCCCTGTTTGTTTAATTCTTCACATTCGGCCAAAATTGCATTAAATACTTCAAGATGACCCACTGTAGGTGGCTGAAAGCGACCAAAGGTAAATACAGCAACCTTGTCTCTTGATCTTGGAGAAGCCCTTGGTGATACTGACCTTCTTGCTGAACTAGTCGACCCAGACATATTTTTCTACATATATCGAATATAAAAATAAATATACCTAAAATTTTATCTGCGCTTGGAGAGCTTCTTCAGGTCCTTAGCAGACTTCTTAAGGAACTTGCCAATATCCTTGGCAGACTTAGAAAGCTTCCTGGGTGATTTTCTCAAACTTGAAACAGGATTATAAATACCCTCTCTTACTTGGTCTCTGAAGTTTGGCAGTCTAGCCATGACAGAGAGAATACTCTCAATCAATACTGGTATGATAATTGCAGTAAAAAGGGCTACTATAAATAATATCAACTCAATCATAGTACCTACCATGATAATATCTCTGCTAATACCTTCAGAACACTTGCATTTCTCATTAATTAAAAATCTGACATATTCAAATGTCAAATAAATGTATACAATAAAAATAACATAGAAGACAATAGTTACTACAGCAGCTAATACAGCAATTGTTTCACCAAAATTGTCATATATGTCATTAATAGAGATGAAAGATGAAAGTAATAAGAATACTAGAGATATAATAGTAAATGATTTGATAAAATCCTTATTACTATGTTCGGCACAGGCACAACCAATAGTTTCCAATCTCATTATATATGTCAATATAACAATAAGAAGAATGAATATTAGCAGATTTAATACGAGTCCACCAATGTATCCGATAGTAATTTGTGATTGCATTTCTATTATAAATATTTATTTTTTTTCAAGAATATTCATTATAAGGAACTTTGACGAACTCTCAAATGTGTTTATATCCAGCTCACCTATTTTCCTGAGTATGTCCGAGTTTTTGTGTACTTTCAAAATCTTATATATCTGTTCTAGATATATATCTATAATATATTTATAGATTGCCCCTGTACTTTGGCTGTATCGAATCATCTCCTTGAAAATATTATTTAAGAGCGCATTAACATTCATTTTAAGTTTAACCCAAGTCATATTCAAATTATTGACCTCCTTCTTCCATTTTATGTAATTGCAATACATTTCATATTCATCATTCAACAATAGAAGATTGTTTTCAATGATATAGTTGGAGGGTTTCCATTCTTCATTTGTGATATAAAGAGACCATAATGCATCCACAGATGTTTGCATAAAATCCTTATTAAACAGATAGATAAGATGAAAATACAAATTACTGTCTGATGTCTTGATATAAGACCAAATAACTTGAAATAACGCATCTTTATTGTCATCCGTTATGATACCTCTAATTTTTTCATAAAGTACTGTTCTGTTCTTATCAGTTAGTTTATTCAAATAACCAGTCAACTGTCGTTTATTCATGTTGTCATCAGTGAAATCCGGTATAATAATATGAAATCTGCTTTTTGCCTTATTACATACCTTGTCTTTCTTGCTGAACTTTTTCTTCTCCCATATCATTTTCGGGTCATAAAATGAATTGAAGCAATTATACGTCTGCTTTATCTGTGATGCTTTTGCCAAGATATTTTCGGGAACATCTTTTACAGTCTTTTGTTTATAAACATCTGTAAATGTAGAGGCGTGGATTTTGGTTATATTATCATCTTGCATTATGCATCTAATAATATATAATATTTTCAGTATTTAGTCTTATATGATAGCAAAAAATGAATATTTAAGAGTTTATCTTGTTATACATAATATATCATGAGTATCAAGGTGTATTCGTCAGGTATTCAAAACGATATTTCTAACAATGCGTCTGAACTATTCATCAATGATATGGAAGGTGTTTACCAAACACATTCTATTTATAGAGGCATTGTAGCAACTAACTTGAATAGAGAAGAAGAGTACAAAGAGCTTCTTGAAAAGAATACACATACTGTTTGTATCATTCATACAGTAGATGATATTGATTATGAGACTCTTGATAGCAGAGTTCTTGTCATGGATTATTTGATATTTAAGGAGTTTGTCAAGAAGGTCCTATATAATAAGGATACATCATATAATTTCATAGGAATAACATATGATATTGACAATGAGATAAAGGATGAATTGATTGCATTCTATAACAATGTATCAAAATACAAATCTGATGTAATTATTATCTAAAATATATAATAGGAAGATGAAGAGACGCGGAAAGGATAACAATTATATTTTATTATTCTTCATGTTTTTACTATTTTGTTTGCTGGTTCTCTTTATGGCAAATAGCAAGACTATTCAAGAGGGATTTGAGAATATGATGGGACAATCATCTGGAGAAAAGCCTTTCACCTTTGAATATTATTATACAGAGACTTGTCCTTATTGTGTAAAATTCAATGAATCTGGTGTATGGGACCAGCTTTCAGCACAAAAATACCACAAGGTACAGCTCAAGAAGCGCATGGTATATGATAAAGATCACAAGCCTGTAAAAGAAAATGTGGATAAAGCAAGTACATTTAATATTAATTCTTTCCCATCATTTGTCATGGTAAGAAATGGAACCAATCAAGTAATCATGACATATGATGGAGACAGAAGTTTTGCTGATATGAATAAATTTGTCATGAGGTACGAATGAAGGTACGAATGAAGGTACGAATGAAGGTACGAATGAAGGTACGAGTGAAGGTACGAATGAAGGTACGAATGATTATGTCAACAGATTGTTTGGTGGTATGACTACATCATGTTCGTTCATGATGACAACAAGTTGATTTTCAAGGGTATTATGATATCCATTGAGAAACTCCCATTCCTCTTCTAATTTTTCTAATTCTTCAACATTCTTGAGATTGATTTCCCTGCTTTCATACTCTTTGATTTTGGCTTCAAGGTCTTTTTTCTGTGTCTTGATTCGGACCAATTGTGACTCTAAAATACGAATATTTCCTAGAGGCGTAGGCTTATCAGAAGCAAACTGTTCTTTGGATACATGTGGCGTTTCTTCAATTCTCATATCTTATAACATATTTAAGTGTTATACTAATAGTCTTAAATATATTTGCAATTAGTAAAAATGGGAGGTGGTTTATTGCAATTAGTCATTGCAGGTAATCAAGATCAATATGTAACACAGAACCCACAGTTAAGTTATTTCAAATACGCCTACAAAAAGCACACCAAGTTTTCAATGGAGAGTATTCCATTGAGTTTCACAAACCAGCCACGTCTTACGCCTGATGGAGAAGGTAATATTTACAGGTGTAATATATCCAGATATGGCGATTTACTTAGCAATATGTATTTTTGTTTTACGCTTCCAAACATATATTCTTCCGACAAATATAAGTTTCGATGGATTGAAAATGTCGGAAATATGTTTATTAAAAAAGCTACTGTTTACATTGGAAGCCAAGTAATTGATTCATTAGTAGGCGAATGGTTATCTATCTGGAACGAATTATCCCTCAAAGACAATGGTTCTTACAACAGATTGATTGGTAATGTTCCTGAACTGATTGCACCTACTATATCTGCAACAAGAATAGGCATTCGTAATAACAAATTTTATTATATATTTTATCCAGCATCAGACTATTCCAAAAGTGAAGCACCATCCATAAAAAGCAAAACATTATATGTTCCTTTAAACTTTTGGTTCACTAGAAACCCTGCGCTTGCATTGCCTTTGTTGAAGCTACAATTTGCAGATGTCTATATTGAAATTGAAACTAAAAGTAGCGAGAGACTGTATCAGGTATGGTCTGATATTGTGGATACATATGTCAGCCCTGCATATTATAATACTTTGCATAATGACAACATTACTATCAACACATTTGCACCAAATATAGTCTTGAACGCCTATATTGATGCTAATTATATTTTCTTAGATAATTCAGAGAGAGATAATCTGTTATTGTTGAAGAACAATAGTGACGGAACTACCAACAGTATGCAATATTTGGTAGAACAAATCAACGTATCTACAGAAACAAGAATATCTTCAAAATCCAGTTCTATAGTTGATATACCACTGAATATTCATAGACATGCCAAAGAAATCATATGGACTATGAGACGGGATGATTACGAAAAATACAATATTTACAATAATTATACAGCAGGCGTAGGATATGATGAGTATAAAAAAATAATTACAAATGCATCCATTATCTGGAATAATACCAATACACGCATTGAAAAAGCTGCAGATTACTATAGCTTTTTGCAGCCTTATCAGCATCATACAAATGTTCCTCGTGTAGGTATTTACTGCTATTCGTTCGCGTTATTTCCAGAGAAAATAAATCCCACTGGTTCATTTAACGGCTCTGTAGTGAATACAAAACTTCGCATCTCGATGGACGGATCTCACAATAATGAAGAGATCAATGAGAAACTAAGATTAAATGAGAAGTCTGAGTATGAGTTTGAATATTTAGTAACAGTGTATTCAATCACTATGAATATCTTCGAAATTAGTGGAGGTAATGGTGGTCTCAAGTTTGCATAATTCTGTAATCATCCCTCAAGTATTTCCTAATGCTAGCAATGAGACTACTAATATATTCAGGGGGATGTACTGCATAGTCTTTACCAAATATGACAGTATCTATCATCTCATGTTTTAGCAGACTTCCATATGGAAAACCAGCATTGAAGTAATATTTGACATATTTTTCACGATTGAAACATTTGACATAGAAGGGTCTATCATAAGATATGTGTGTCAATTTAACGCGAAACCCATTTGTTCTCATAGTACGTATGAAATCATCTAGAATATGTTCCGAAACATTTGTAAAAAGCCGACTGTCAGTACAGATAATTCTATCATAATCTGTTTTCACAAACTCTGTGCTACCATTGACGCCCACAAACAATGCAGTTTTCATTGTATACATATGTTATTACATTTTCTTTTTATTATCTTTCTAGTATAGAATGGATTTAATAGTTTTGATTGTCATAGTATTAGCTGGTTTTTTAATCAAATATCTCATTGATACCATCAGCTCATTAACAAACGAACTCAAAGAAATGAAGAGCAAATGCATTGTTGTAAATAGTAATGATACTTTGTCTGTGAATACAAATAATCCAGTGGAAACGTTCAACGCAGAGCTCATCAATAATATCAAATATTTCAAGGATTACTTTGATAGCCAAAAGTTATATAAGTAATACAACTGTTTATATACTAATTTGCTTTTCATATAAGGGATGCCACGGCGCTCTAAAAACATGAAAAATGATGAAACACTGGTAGATAAACCGGCTAAAAAAACTCTTATGAATACAATAGTCAAAGATATAACTGTAGTTGAAAATGAAGACATCATATTACAATTGCCAATATCGGAGGCACAAATATTGGAAATCAACAACGAAGACAAGGTATCATATTCTGTACCCGAACCATATGAACCCAATTGTTGCTATATAGGGGACAATAATACATATCAAAATATCCAAAATAATTATGTTGCCAACCAGCAATTTGATGAGGGTTTCGAACAGAATGTAATCAAGTCTTCCAATAATTGCTATTGGTGTTGTTATCCTATAGAAAACAGGACCTATGGCATGCCTTATAAATATAATACGACCACGGATACATATACATTATATGGTAATTTCTGCTCTCTTGAATGTGCTAGCGCATATAATTTTTCTGCAAATAATGGCAGTGATAAGGTATGGGAAATAAACAGTTTCATTCAAATGCTGAGTAAACACTATGGTATCAAACAAGCAGTACGCCCAGCACCATCGCGGTTTTTATTGAAACTTTTCAATGGTCCTATGTCAATTGAAGAATTCAGGACGGCGCACCTCACAAATGATAAGACACACATTATCAATCTACCACCTATGATATCAACTAATTTCAATTATGAAGCAGTGAATACATCTTATTTGAAAAACATAACAGACAATATGAATATCATGAAAAATGCATCTTCAATTCCAATCAAAAAGCAGGCGAAAAATACAATAGATAGTAAGTTAAATTTGATTATTTCCTGAATGCCTGCAAAAAAATGATATAAGGGTATGAGTGTTTTCTTTATATGTAAAGATGTCGGATGGTATCTATTTCTCACCTTACAGAATTTCCACAATAACATGCAATGCAGACATTGGGGACAAAGTCAATTTAGACTTGGAAATACTATTTGATAACTTGACTGTAGTCTCTGATGATTTGCAATCTGGAATAGTCTGGGCGCAATTTTTGAAAGAAAATCAAGATGTAAACAAGGGTGTATATCCCAAAAAACGACGAAAGAGCAAGAAGAATGCTCTAAAGAAAAATAGATTTGATAATCAAGTAACTGTCATATATAGGTTCAATGATAAATACATTCCGAATGTCAAAATATTCAAGAATGGTAATATACAATTGACAGGTATCAAAGACATCAAGCATACTGAAGAGATTATCAATTACATTATCAAAGAAATACAACACATTTATGACAGTATAACAAAAAAAATTATTATTGATTACAAGGAAGGTTATACATTGGCACTCAAATATCAAAACTTCAAAATCCGCATGATAAACACTGATTTCAAAATCTACACAAATGAAGCTTTAACAGAACATTTTGAGATCAGAAGAAAAGAGGTCCATAAACTATTCATTAGTAGTCTGTATAATAACAAATGCAGTTTTCAGCCAGGCATCTATCAGGGAGTAAAGTTAGAATATTTCTGGAATACACATGATAAAACAAAAAATGGGCTTTGCAAATGCCCTACACATTGTTATGGGAAGGGTAATGGTATGGAGATAGGCAGCTGCAAAAAAGTCACTGGCGCATTGTTTGAAAGTGGTAGCATATTGATTACAGGTGGTATAACATTCGAACAAGTTGATGATACATATCAATACATATGCTCTATATTGAAACAACATAAAGATGCCATTAAGAAACCGCCGATGAAATTGCTAACGTAAGTCGGAGTTATGACATTGTAAATTATAGGTTGCTTGGTGATTGTCTTGTACCCTGAAGATATCATAGATGTTTGTAGCTACTGTATTATTGCCTGGGCGGTTATAGGATGGTATATGATGTTTAGCATAAAATTGTGATGCATAAACTGCAGCATCGGGGTCAAGCTTTGGTTTTAAGTAAGTATTCCCCCAAGGTTTCTTGTCAAAAAGAACATCTCCAGTATACAATCCAGCATTTTTCAATGGTTGTGGTGAGGGTAAGTTGGGACTATATTCCAGTTCTGAATATTCTAATTCTTTTTTCATTTATACTCTATTATACATATAAGAATATATTTGTTTACAGTATACATGAACCACGAAATCAACTGTTCGTACAGATCAATAGACGAAATTAAAAAAGAGATTGAAGAAATGGAAAGAAGTCCTAAAAAATCAAAGACTGATGATACAGAGTTTGTAAAAGATGGATTGACAACACAAGACATCAGGAGTATGATAAAAAACATCAGGGATTTCATTGAAAATAATAAAAGGACTATGAATCATGATGATATTGTCAAGAAACTAGAAACAGACCATGCTTTTTTTGCCAAAAGATATCCTATGCTTTTTAGCATGGCTACTGATAACCAACGCAAGTTTGATTACAAAAGCCTGGAATATTTCTTGAATATGCGAGATAAAATTATTTCAAATGAAATGACATCAGAACAGGCCTCTATCAAAGTTGGTAAGGACTGGTTTGATAAATATGTGGATGTTTCTAAATTACAGAAAAAAAATTAGGTCTTCCTATTCTATGAAAAAAAATGATATAAGATTATATTTGATATACTATCTTAGTTCAAATCTGACCTTTGATACTATTTCCATGACTTCTACCGAACACAGATTTCCCTCCAATCTTTATGAACTCATTGAAGATACATACAAAGAGTATGAGATTAGAAAGACTGAAACATATGCCAATTGCTTGTTGAATATCTTGAAAAAATACCATTTGTGGCCTAGCATGCAAATCAAGAAGTTCAAAGGTCGTAGTGATATTGTGTTGCTGCATAATACCTATAAAAGGAATGATGTAGCAGCTTACAAAGAACTTTACAACCAGTGCAGGAGCGTCATTCTGGACTTCAGTCTATCTGTAAATAACAATATTGTTGTAACCTATGCAAATAGTATTCCTGATAGAATCAATTATGAAACATACATGAATATGCTTATTGAACCTAAAGATAGATATTACGAAGCATATGATGGTACTATGATTACTGTATATAACTACAAGGGTGAATGGCACTTTGGAACGACTAGCTGTCCTGATGCAAATAGTTCAAAGTTCGCTCATCCTACCAAGAGACATGGAAACATGTTGGACGAAATCTTGTTTGAATACTACAAGACATGCTTTACTCCTGAAGAAGCTCAGTGTGAAAAACCTTCAATTATTTCTGAAAAGATTAGGAAAATGTTTACCGATAATTTGGACCCTGCCATGGCATATGAGTTCCTCATAGTTCATCATGATAATCATCATATTATTGACTATACTCCTGTATTTGGTCCAAATTACAAGGTCTTGTTCCATATCAATACAAAACACAGGGATACTCTAACAGAAAGAGACATCAACATGTCTGTCATCTCCAGTCTAGTGAATTTGGGTGTTAGGTATCCTCTGCAATTCAGTAATATTCAAGAAGCTCATGAGTATATGAATACTAATGCAAACTGTTATGGTCTGATTGTAAAGAAGCAGGTTAACTCTGAAATCAAATTGTATAAGATTTCGACAGACCAGATTAATTTCAGGGAAGAAACAGACCCTTGCAATCCAAATGTATGGATTAATATGCTAACAGTCTATATGAAAAATAAGGCAGATTATCATGTAAATGACTATATCAATCACTATGCTTCAAACATTGAATTTCCGGTTGATAATAATGGCAAGACGCTTAATCCTACATATCTCATTCATACTGCTATTTCAACTATCAAAGACAGTCTCTTTAATCTGTATGTAGCCACTACCAATTACTATCCCAAATATAATAGGTTCAAGATGAATAAAGAGCTTGATAAACAGTTTCCACCAATCATTCAATATCACTTGGCACAGCTGAGAAATCAACAAGTATCAATCTACAAAGACAAAATAATTACTCCAGGCAATGTCTATTATTATCTCTGTCAGTGCAATAATGTGAAGAATATTAAGACACTCATTCAGTTCTTTGCATCCAACTCAATTAACGAGATGCCGCCGAAAACTGCAATGTGTTTCACTGTTCTTAATAGTTTGCTATCATAAATATTATCTCTGAATAGAATAAGAAAATGTTTGATTTCAGTACTCAAGCTTGGGTCTACCTTATTATTGGATTTATTTCAATGATGGTTGCAATGGGTATTAGTATTTATGAAAATGGATTTGGCTTATTTGTCATAGCATATATGATCTATTTTTTAATATTATTATTAGGAGCATATAATATAACTTGTCTTACTGTTGGTGAATGTTATACATGGAGTTGGATATACACTATATTAGCAACTTTGCCAATGCTCTTTTTGATTGGATTATCTATATATACTGTTACTTCAGGAAACAAATTTTCTATGTAAAAAAATAAAAAGATTTTCTATTAATAGAAAAGGAAGAATAAGTGAATGGATACTGAAGATAACTCTGTAAATATGGGAAATATGGGTATACATGGAGGAGCCCGTAGAGGTATTATGAAAGGAAGGGCCAGAAAGCCTAGAAGTATGTCTCCTTTAAGAAGAAAGCCTAGAAGTATGTCTCCTTTAAGAAGAAAGCCTAAGTCGAGAAAGCATGGAGGTGATGAAGAAGAGGAAGAGATGGATGGAGGAGCCCGTAGAGGTATTATGAAAGGAAGGGCCAGAAAGCCTAGAAGTATGTCTCCTTTAAGAACAAAGTCTAAGTCGAGAAAGCATGGAGGTTATGAAGAAGAGGAAGAGATGGATGGAGGAGCCCGTAGAGGTATTATGAAAGGAAGGGCCAGAAAGCCTAGAAGTATGTCTCCTTTAAGAACAAAGTCTAAGTCGAGAAAGCATGGAGGTGCTGAAGAAGAAGAGATGGAAGGTGGAGCTCGCAGAGCTCGCAGAGCTGTCAGAAAGCCTAAGTCAGGAAAGCATGGAGGTGCTGAAGAAGAAGATATGGAAGAGATGGAAGAAATGGATGGCGGAGCCCGTAGAGGCAAGAAAAAACTCAACAAGTATCAATCGTTTGTTAAGAGACGTATGTGTGATATGACAAAACTAGAACCTGGACTTCCCCAAGTTGAGAAAATGAGGAAGATTGCAGCCGAATGGAAGGCCAATAAGTAAACAATATACTCTTTTTTTTATGTATCACAACAGAAAAAATGATATATAGAATATTACATTCACATATTATAGAATGTTTCGCAACTATTCTTTTGACCCCAAGGATCCTTCAAACAATCATACGTTTGAAATACATAACGTAGATCTTGCCATAGTAAATGGTATAAGGAGGACAATTTTGACAGATATTCCTATTCCGGGTGTCATTGGTGAAGCACTTGATAATGAAGAGCCCACTGTCAATATTCTTGCAAACACAGGAGCACTGCATAATGAAATTATAACACACCGCATTGGTCTCATTCCTCTTTGTCTTCCCGAAGATGAAATAGAAGGCTATGAAGATGGCTCCATTAAGTTAGAATTAAATGTCAAGAATGAAGGAAATAAGATTGAAAATGTAACGACAAAACATATCAAGGCATCACGCAATGATAAACCAATATCAGATAAAGAACTGGGTAGCATATTTCCTGCAAACCATGTATCAAAAGATCATATTCTGATAACTAGATTGAGAGCAGGAGAACATCTACACTTCAAGGCAGATGTTGTGAAAAGGACAGGTCGTCATAATGCCTCATTCAATCCAGTATCTTTGTGTAATTTCTCCTATATCCAAGATCCTGCGGAGGCATCTAAAAAACAAAGTGTACTTGACAAAGAGAGGGCATACTACAAAAACAAATATGGGGACCCAATTGCATTCAAGTTTGACATAGAGCACATTAATCCTAATGTTGACCCAAGATATCTCATGCCAAAATCGCTTGATATTATTATTGATAAGTTGGCTAAACTAAGAGACCAGCTTATGAATATAGAGAAGGCTAGCGACCTCAAAATACAGCAGTTTCAAGATATTGAAAATACATTTGAGTTCATGATAGACAACGAAGACGACACATTGGGTAACATTATTCAGTCATATATCCATAACAAATATATTCGAGAAAATAATAAATTCAACAATACAATTGCTTGTCTATTTGTAGGATATATTTGTCCGCATCCATTGAAGTCTCTTATGATTTTGAGAATAACTCTAGAGGATGAGACAAATAAAGCAGTCTTCATTTCATTCCTAGAAGCCAACTGTAAACATATTTCTGAAGAACTGACAAAAATCAAAGCAGAATGGAACAAGTTCATCATTGCATAAAACTCCATTCATCCACAGGAACCCGGACCATCAAATTCTACCCATTATTTTTGTAAAAAATATAACATATTTTCTTTTCTATATCAGTATTAAGAAGAAATGTCTGTATCTGGCGACTTCATCATGGAAGATGAGGAATTAGATGAAATAGAATATCTTGAAATTCTTAGTCTTGATGAAATTATTAGAGAGAACCCTTCTTTCATTGCATTGACAAGGGATGAAATCTATCATAACTTGCACGACCTCTTCAAAAATAAAAGAAAGGCAGAAGACTTAACACAACTGTTTTATGATGTCATAGATAATAATAATGAAAAAAATGGCAAACTAAAAGACTATACAAACTATGTTTTCAAGGCAGATGCAGAAAAAATGGATTTTTCTGAGCTTGATAAGGAGACTGATGCAGAACATTTCAATGCATTAGAAAAGCTCAAAATATTACAGCATAATGCTGCCAAAAATCAGTATTTTTTCTGTTTAAAGTATGATAGTACATTGCAAAATCTAAAATTGAAACCTAATACAGATGATACATCAATTGTATTAGAACTGCCTTCAGGGACAAGGGAATACCCTATATATTACCCTGTATTTCCAGCAGACGATGTAAATGTCCCTTTATTGGCAGCCTATTATAAAATTCCGACTGCTTCTATTACTGAGTACATGTATAGTAAGATCACAGCACACTTATTCAATAGAAAAAATGTCAATTATCAACCTGCAGAAAATTATACAACTGTAAGTAAATTGTTGCTACATACAAAACCATCTATTGATGTTGTCATTCAACATCTCAAAGACAGCTTTGAAATGGATTATAACCATCTAAATAATGCATTGAAGCAGTTTGGATATTCGTTAGATTTCATTCAAATATCAGATTTTGATAAACTTTGTGGCTATATGACGTCCATTGCGAAAGAGAAGGAACGGGTATCTGTGAATAGGCCTTTTAAGATTAAAAAGCCTGATGTTTTGAATAAAAAGCTAGTATTTTTCGACAAATTAAGCACCACTATGAAGCTCCTCAAGTTGTCAGAGAAGACTGTGGATATGTTAACAAATCTTAGAGCAGCTTTGCAAGACCAGGCCCTGAATAAAATAAATGATGAATTACAAATACCTTCTTTGAATATTCATGATATTATAAGTGAAATTCATTCAGATAACATAACATTAGAACAAGTCATTGACAAACTAAAGAGCATTAAACATCAATTGAATATAGAACACAGTACCAAGACAATCAATCATTTCTTAGAAACACAGGAGAATATTGAAGACATTCTTGAAGAATATGATAGTATGAAAGGTAATTTTGAGTATGCCCGATATCATACGTTTGACTATGATAAGGATGGCAAGAGTTTTGTTACCTTTTATAAGGAGTTGCATGAAATATTAGAAGGTGGAAACGAAGATAATTATGAAGGCATCCCTGAAATTTTGAAAAATAATGCATACGAGGCGTTTGAAGACATGGAAAATGTGGCAAATGGTATCGATTTAGAAGAGGAAGATGCAGCTGTTAATAAAGGCAAACATGATTTAGAAAAATATTGGCTGAAATTGCAGTTTAAAGATGATTTAGGTTTTGTAGAAATGCTAAAAGTTTTACTACCAATAATAGGAAGGATTGAAAAAATTGCTGGCTTACCAATAGATTATCATTTGTTGTGTTCTGAACTTTTCAAGATTTACAGAGGTATATCAACAAAGTACCATGAACTTCAGAAGGCCTTAGAAGGCAATGGGCTAGTACTCGGAAGTAATGTTGTTGCTGATATTGCCAAGGTATCACCATATGCCTCGTTCTATGTTGATTTAAATATGGGAGGTGAAATAAAAAATATTATTATTGAAGTCAATAAGGCTTATGTTAAACAATTCAATGAAATATTTTGCTATGCTATTGCTTGGTGGTCTTTGGATATACAAGAAAGAATGCTTGAAAATAGCTTGTTTGTTGATGAAAATACGTTAAACCCTGCATATATAAATACATGGTATGTATACGGGATGCCTATTCAGCCCAAGGAGAAGAATGGTGTGCTGCCATATTTGGCGTTGATTATAGTTGATATGTTAAAAGAAAGTAATGATTATGTTCTATCAGAAAATATACAAATAGATGCTCTAAAAGTTATTGAAAATAGTTTCAAGGATAGAATAGTAGAATTGAGGAAAAGTCATGAAACATTCAAAGAGAAAAAGAAGGTAGAACAGGGTGTAATAGCACAGAGAATTATGATAGAGAATGTGAAGAACAAAAAGTTTGACAAGATAGCTACTGATTTCATTAATGCACTTATATACATGCCTGGAGTAAATTATAAGAAGGTACATAAATTTCTACTAGGATGTTGTTTACAAAAGATCAACAAAGATTTCAAAGCAGATAATGACCTTGTTGCAGCAGCCCGCAAAGACCTTTTAGATATTAAGAAAAGGTTTGCTAGTAGAAAAGAGACCAATAAGAATCGCTATCTACGCTATTATCCAGAAAGCAAAAAGAAGGGAGAAGATGAAATAGCAGATATAGAATACATTAAAACTGAACCATATGTTTATAAAATAGCAAATAATAGTCATATTGTCAGTAGATGGCTTAATAATATGTATGATAAGAGCCCCTTATTACCGAATGCTATTATAGATGAGATTATAGAGAACCCTAGAAAACTGAACGAACATATTGATAGGCATATTAAAATAATCCAGACAACAAGTAGGAACAGAGATAATGAACTTGTCAATTTATTTGCAATAGGTAAGCTGAATTACAAAATACTGCTGAATATGTTATTATGTATATGTAAAGTATTAAATACTAACAATGAGACTGATGCAAATGTCAAAAATCTTGTAAAATTATCGATTGATAGTATTAAGAACATTATTCCTATGCTAAATAAGTTGAATAAAGTATATAATGATGAAGTACTGCAGGATATTGAAAAAATAAATGCATATGTTGTATCGCGTGCTATGTGTTTACCTAGCAATCCAGAGTTGAATGTTAATAATTACCTGGTTGCTATGACGGATATGCCTGTGAATTTCATAGAAAACAATGTAAAGAATATTTATAGTGAAATGGTAAATATCTTGAAGTTTGCCAAATTTCCCACTATGGCTGAAAATATAGATTTCTTAAACAAAAAAAGAGAGGAGAATAAGCAGATGAAATTAAATATTCTAAACAATAAGACAGTCGAAGAAAATCAACTGATAAGTAATTTGAAAAAGGCTGGTATTAAACATGACTTGATGAAGATGGATTTAGATGAAATCCAAGAGGAAAATAATGTAAATGACATCTATCAGAATGATGAGAATGATGATGTTTCGAAAGGAGAATATGATTATAGAATGCATGAAGATAACTACGATGATGATGACGATAGTATGGTTGCAGAGGACATGGGTTTCATATATAGCCGTTAATCTATGATACACATTTAGTATATCTATACATTCTCTTAGCATTTCATGATACCATCTATATAGGTATTTTGAGACTGTAAAGCAATAGTAGTGTAATAGTTCTATATAACATTATAAAAAGAGTGCATAATCAAAATAATTCAATTATGTACTCTTTTTTAAGTCTATGGTAAACCTTTTATAAACTCTTCTATATAATCTCTTAGCATTTCATGATACATCTATGTAGGT